TAAAAGGAGGAGGTTACGGTTGTTCTGTTGGACCCGTAACAATAGAAGCATGATAAATAAAATTTGGAATTGGATTAAAAACTTTTTTGTACCAGAAAAACAAGATCCACATCTTACTTTGTATGAAGAAGTTAAAAGTCATAAAGTAGATAAAATAAATAGAAAACATAAAAAGGGGTCTGAATAATGGCTGGATTAAGTGCATCAGGATTAAAAACTCAAATAAGAAGTTATACAGAAACAGACTCTAATGTTTTATCAGATTCTGTTTTAGAAAATATTATTTTAAATGCACAATATAGAATTTTTAGAGATGTGCCTATTGATGCTGATAGAAAACAACAAGACGGAAATTTAGTTACAGGTCAAGAAACAATTAACGCTCCAGCAGGAGCTGTATTTATTAGAGGAATACAAGTTTATGATTCTACTTCAGCTATAACTGGACCTAATGTGTGGTTAGAAAAAAAAGATATTACTTATCTACAAGAATACGTATCATCAACTGCATCTGCTAAAAGAGGACAACCTAAATATTATGCTATGTTTGGTGGTGCAACAGGAGAGTCTGATACTACATCTGGAAGAATGATGTTTGCTCCTGTTCCTGATACTACATATAAATTTAGAGTTCATTATAATGCAGCACCAGCTTTATTAGAAAATGATGACACTAACTACATTAGTCTTAACTTTCCAAATGGGCTACTATATTGTTGTTTATCAGAGGTATATGGATTTTTAAAAGGTCCAATTGATATGTTGACACTATACGAAAATAAGTATAAACAAGAGGTACAGAAGTTTGCTCAAGAGCAAGTTGGTAGAAGACGAAGAGACGACTACACTGATGGCGCTGTTCGTTTACAAATTAACTCAGCAAACCCATAGGAGATAAATTATGGCAATATCATCGGCGATTTGTAACAGCTTTAAACAAGAGATTTTAGTTGGTACACATAATTTCACTGCGTCTAGTGGTGATACATTTAAAATAGCTTTATTTACAAGTTCTGCATCTTTAGGTGCAAGCACAACTGCTTATTCAACATCAAATGAAATTTCAAACACATCAGGATCTGCATACTCTGCAGGTGGTGCAACATTAACGAGTGTTACTCCAGCTTTATCTGGATCAACTGCAGTTTGTGATTTTGCAGACGTAAGTTATACTTCTGCATCTTTCACAGCTAATGGTGCATTAATTTATAATGACGATCAATCTGACAAAGCTGTTGCTGTTATCGCATTTGGTGGTGACAAAACAGTTTCTTCTGGAACATTCACAATTCAATTCCCAACAGCAGACGCATCTAACGCAATCATTCGTATAGCATAAGGAGGGACTCCTTATGGCAAACACTTGGAACGAGTCAGGAACAACCTGGAGCACAGGTCGTTGGGGCACAACTGACGCTATTTCAAGTGGTTGGGGTGCTGACGCTTGGAATACTGGTGGTTCATGGGGACAGGCCACTGATGAATTAGTTTCTTTAACAGGATTATCTGCAACCACATCTATTGGAGATGTAGTTTCAGGAGCCAATCAAGGTTGGGGTAGAGCTGGTTGGAGTGAAGAACCTTATGGAGAAAGTGATAATCCAGTAGTTACATTAACAGGTCAATTAGCAACAACATCTTTAGGAGATTTACAAGCATTTAATGAAAGAGGTTGGGGAAGATTAGCTTGGGGAGACGCTGATTGGAATGAAGGAAGAGATGAAACTGTTTCTATTACAGGAATAGAAGCAACTGCAAGTGTAGGATCTCCTACATTAGAGTTTAAATATTTATTAGAAATGATTGGTGCTAACCACTCAATGACAACGAGTGTTGGCAGTCCACAAATTGATGGTGAAATAGGTGTACCACTAACAGGAGTAGAAGCAGAGTTTGCAACTCCAACAATGTCTTATGTTGGTACATTAGTTGGTTGGGGTAGAGATGAATGGGGAGATAATTCTTGGGGTGAATCTCCTAATCAAGTTATTACTTTAGTAGGAAGAGAAGCAACTGCGACCGTAGAATCTCCAACACTAGAATTTGCATATGAATTATCGGGTCAAGAAGCAACAACAAGTGTTGGTAGTGTAAGTTTTGTAATTAGTCCAACTGTAAGTTTAACAGGACAATCTGCAACCGCAAGCGTAGACGATTTAGGATTAACTTTTGGTGTTAGCACTGAACCAATATCAGGAGTGGCAGCAACATCTAGTTTAGGCACACCAGGTTTAGAGTTTGGTCCAAGTGCCATTACTGGTGTATCAGCAACAACCTCTGTTGGAGAGTTAACCACGGGTGCTATAGAATTATTGGATTTAACTGGAGTATCTGCTACATCAAGTGTAGGAACAATATCACCTGCTGATGTAGTTGGATTAACTGGAGTATCTTCAACAACAAGTGTGGGATCTTTTACTATTGTAGATGTAACACAAGGATTGACAACCGATCAAATTACGTCTAGTGTAGGTATTATTGGAATTCAGGCATATGCAAATATTGACACTGGCTCTAATACATCGTATACAGGCGTAACAACAGGATCAAATAGTTCGTATTCTAATGTTGCAACTGGATCAAATACAAGTTATACTGACGCTGCATAGGAGAAAAAATTATGGCATCAACATATACACCTTTAGGTATAGAACTTCAGGCAACTGGTGAAAACGCCGGTACGTGGGGGACGAAAACCAATACTAATTTACAAATTATAGAACAAATAGCTGGAGGTTTTACTACACAAGCAGTATCAGATTCAGGAGACACAACTCTTAGTGTATCTGACGGATCGACGGGTGCAACTCTTGCACATAGAATTATAGAATTTACTGGAACCATTTCAGCTTCTAGAAACGTTACTATTCCGATTGATGTTCAAGGTCTTTATGTTTTAAAAAATTCTACAAGTGGATCACAAAACGTAGTATTCAAATACGTTACAGGTTCGGGAGACAGTATAACTGTTACTCCTGGTGCAGTAAAATTAGTTTATGCTACTGCTAATGATGGAACAAATCCAGATATTGATGATTGTGGATTTATAACTGCTTCATCAACAGATACTTTAACAAATAAAACTTTAACTGCTCCAAAAATTGCAGATGCTGGTTTTATTGCAGATGCAAACGGAGCGGAACAAATTATATTTCAAACAACAACTTCAGCAGTAAATGAATTAGAAGTAACTAACGCTGCAACAGGTAATCCACCGATCATAGGTGCAAGTGGAGAAACAAACGTTGATGTTCACATAAAACCAAAAGGTTCTGGAGAAACTAGAATAGGAACTGGTGCTGCCGCAGCTACACTTACAACAAGCGGTGCTCACGATTTAGTATTAGATACAAATTCAGGAACTAACTCAGGTACAATTACGATTACTGATGGAGCAGATGGAAATATTAATATTGCTCCAAACGGAAATGGTGTTGTTCAAGCCGGTGGGTCTGCAGTTAAAGTTGCAGGTAAAGAAACTATTTGGGTGCCAGCAGTTGCTATGTATCCTAATACTACAAATGGTTGTGCAGATTTAGAACAAACAGAATTGTCAAATGGACCAGAACTTAAAACTTTAGATTTTGATAAAGACTCAGATGAATTTGCTCAATTTGCTGTTGCATTTCCTAAATCATGGAACGAAGGCACAGTAACATTTCAAGCATTTTTTACAGCAAACTCAACAGATACTGGTACTACATCTTGGGCTTTACAAGGTGTTGCATTAGCAGATAATGGAGATTTAAATACAGCTTTTGGCACAGCAGTTGCCCCAACGGCAAAAGCTATGAGTGGTACAGCAAACGATTTAGCAGTAACGGCAGAAAGTGGAGCAGTAACAATAGCAGGCTCACCAAGTACAGATGAATACGTTTTCTTCCAAATATCAAGAGACGTTTCAGCAGATGATTTAAATGCTGATGCAAAACTATTAGGTATTAAATTATTCTTCACTACTGACGCTGCTAACGACGCATAAGGAGAATAGAATATGTTCGGATACAGGCTACTAGGATTAGGCGGTGGTAAAGCACCTAACCCACCTGTTACATTCGCTTACTTAAATATAGCTGGCGGAGGAAAAGGTGGAAGTCACGACTCAGGTGGTGGCGGAGGTGGAGGTTTTCGTACATCTTTCCCAGGAGGAACTGGAATTACAGTTGATGCTGGTACTTATACAATTACAGTCGGAGCAGGTGGTAGTTCAAACAGAGGTGGAGATAGCAATATTTTAGACGGTCATCCAGCTGAATTTTCTTCAGGTGGTGGCGGTGCAGGAGCACCTTCAGGTGTTGGTACAGGAGCACCAAACCCATCAGGTATACCAGGAGGCTCA